CACCTCTTGTGTTTCGGACATCAAGTCCTCATCAGTTAATCTGTTTTGTATTTATCAACTAAATTTTCTAATGCATATATGTATTTAAATATATGGTCGCTTTTGTTTAGTTCATCTTGATACGCTTGGCTAAAAACGTATATCTCTTCTGCATCTAACTCTACTGACAAATGGCGTTCATTAAAATCAGTGAATTCAGGCTCATATATATACTCTAAAATTTTGTTAGATAAATGAATCATTTGTTCCTCTTGAAAAGGAGTAAGTTTGTTTTTCATAATTTAATTGTTTTATATTCATCTAGATATTTGTCCCACAAAACGCTACCTGTTCTAATTAAATGTTTATTCGTTTCTGATAATCCATCAATCGAAAATCCATCTACAGACAGGATAAAGTTTGTGTCTTTGGTTTTGTATTCTTTCATAATCAATTTGATACAGTAAGATACATAATCTAAATCTAATTCTCTGTCATAAGGTACTATGTCAATGAAATCAGATTTTCCAAATCCAGAATCTATTTGAATGTTATTATTACTATTAATTTTTTCTTTCATAATTTGATAGTGTTATTGGTTTGTACCACCAAAACCCCAACACGTTTTACTGTGTTGAGGTAAGGGCAGATAATCACAAACTAAATCAGGATGCGTTTAAGGGCGATTCTATATTGTACTCGCCATCCATAATAATTGCATCAATAATTTCTTCTTCATAATTGTATAGGACATCAGTGACATCATCTCCATTGAGAATCATTTTATCTATTGTAATCTCCTCAATAGGTGGGGAATCATAACTTCCTGACTCAACGTAGTGTTCGTAATAAACTTCTACTACATTGTTTTCGGACAGTTCCCAATCGAATTGTAATTTAGTAGCTTTCATAATTATAATGTTGGTATTGTTTCATAACCTTTGATTGTAGTGAACAACGCACCACCATCATTACCCTCATCATCCATAGATGAATAGAGCCAAAACTTCTCGCCTTTTTTGTTTTCCATTAACATACATAAAGGAGATTTGTACCACATCATGTCTTCTACTACTTCTTCAGACATATACTCGACTTTAATTATCTTACATCCTAAAAGATGTTTCTTTGCTAAATCAGTCCAACGTGTTTCTGTGTTTGTATTCATTTTTGATAGTATTATAGGTTTGTAAATGACACCTACATTGTAGGTGTTTCGGATATTTAATCCTCATCAGATTTACTTTCTCTTAGATTTTCTCTTGCGATTGCATTCTCTTTTGCTCGACAATATACACTGTAGTGATTTTCACGTACATAATCCATAAAGTCAGTATAAAAAAGAATATCATCTTCTAAATTTAAGAGGTCTGTTGTCCATAGTTTTGTTTTCATTTCTTAAAGGTTTTAATAAAGTTATTTACTGTATCATCAAATTTAATTTGATAATCATAATCTCGCATTTGTATACGAATTTTGTTGTCACTATTTGCATAAACAAAATATGTATATTCTTCCCAACAGTCATTGCTATTAGGTAGATTAACATAAATATTTCCACGTGGATTATCGTTTTTTAACGCACATAATGTTAGAGCAGTTAACTCTTCCATCCCATTGGCGTATTTCACTGAGGCAGATGCTTCATTATGAATAACTCCATTGGTCAACGTAAATTGTTGCAGAATCTCTGCTAATTCAACTCCGTGTGCATCAGGATAACCATCATAGTGTCTATACATAGTTAATAAAGTAGAAGAACCTCTTCCACCATTTTCGAAATGTGTTAAACTTCGTGTTCCCATAATTGATAGTTTTTATGTATTATAAGACACCTGTGTTTGACAGGCGTTTCGGATTTTAAATCCTCATCAGTTATAATTGAAATTGTCTAAGAAAATATCTGTACAGGTTTTTGACTCCTACTATTCTATTCTTCCACTGAGCATCTTGTGTTTTGTAAGTTCTAGTGGTTGTGTCATAGAAGACATTTCCTGAACAATACCATTGATGAAAATGGTATCTTCTAAGATTAGATTTATTCGGTTTACCTTTTAAATCGTATTCAGCGATTTTATCTTCAGTTAATTTATCTTTAACCTCTTGTAAACTCCACTTGTATCCATCCTCTTCAAAAAACTCTTGATAGAATCGAAGAAACTTGATACTGTAATTGAATTGATTGTACATAATTGATAGTTTTGATTAGGACACCTGTTCGCACAGGTGTTTCGGATACTGAATCCTCATCAGCTAATCTCAATGTAGAAAATCCACATTCCAACATAAAATATCAACCCTAGAAAAACTAGGAAGAATAATTCATAGAAGAAATTGATTGGGTCTTCTTTGATAGATTTAAAAAATTCTCTCATAATTAATTGTTTTAGTTATTAAAATTTGATTGTCCCTTTACTGTTAACCTCATTGTAATGAGAATCCTTAAACTCTTCTACAAGGAATTCTCTATCTTCATCACTCAAGATGTTATGCCAGATGAATTCAAACTTCCTGTCGTGAATCGTATCGTGATAGTGATGATGCTCATACAATTTGTCATATCGTTCAACCTCTCTTTTATGTCTAGCTTCAACTGTCTCTACACGTTGCAGTGCTTCATCCAATTGAATCTGTCTATTTTTGGCTAAACTTGTCCATTGTAAAAGTCCATAGAGCATCTCAATTTTTGAGGTTTTAAGTGCCTCTTGGACATCTTCCTCAGTATGCTGAGGAAAGTGTCTTAAGAGCATCTCTTTGTCAATAATAATATCAGTATTTATTTTCATAATTTGTTAATTAGATTCAGTGCTTTTTTAATTGTTTTCGCAGTATATTGTGCGTTCTGAAAGTGGAAATAATCTTCGCCAATATTGGCTAGAAATTCTAGATTCCATTTAACAACATCTAAAGCATTTTTAGAATCGGTTCTTGTGTAACCCTTACTGCACTTTGCAGTAGGTTTTGATGTGTTGATGACTGTGCTTTTAGACACTAAATCTTCACACATCTTAAAATACTCATTGTAATTCATATTTGATAGTTTTGATTAAGACACCTCAGGTCAAAATAGCCAAATCTGTGATCAGATTTTCGGTCATTTTAACCTGTAAAATAGGTGTTTCGGATAATAAATCCTCATCAGTTAATCTTCATCTTCATCTTCATCATCATCTTCGATTTCAATGTCCCAAGCATCACAAATATCTCGTTTGAGATAGTCGTCATCCTCCCATCTTTCAGCAACCATATTGAAGATATCTTCATCCATATAGATTTTGTTATCTTCTTCAAAGTTATATGCGTATGAATTTTTCATAAACGCATCACAGATTGCCTCCAGTAGATTGTCATCATAGTAGTACACATCTTCAAGTATGCTTGTTTTACCACTCATATCATCAGTAAAAATATAGACATCATAACTGTCTGCAGTTTCCTGTGAATGAATCATATAATCTAGCCCACTAAAATCATTATCTGTAATTTCTAATGGAAGATGTTCGTTAACAAATTGCTTGAATGTTAGTACATTTAACTCGTAAGTTTTCATAATTTGATAGTTTATTGTGATTATTATAAGACACCTCTTTCAAGGTGTTTCGGATTTTGAATCCTCATCAGTTATAATGGTTAAGCATTGTTAATCGCACCCTCATAAGAGGTTAGATTATTA